GGGCAAAATATACTATGAGAATGACTCCGTCCTCTGTAGTAGATAATTTTGGAGAATATATGACTGATCAAGAAATTAAAGATTTATATGCTGATAATTATGCTTCTGAAACTGGTGGTCATGCATTAGGTAGTAAAACTTTTAGTTATGATGATGGAACCTTATTTGATCCTTATATTAATTTAGAAGATACTGATGATGCTAAACGAAGTTCATATATAAAAGTAATTCATACTGAATGGAAGTCCTTAAGAAAAATTGGTTTTCTTACTTATATGGATGAATCAGGAACTCCTCAAGATATTGTTGTCGATGAAAAATATAAATTAAATAAAGAAGCTGGTGATCTAGAACTTAAGTGGGAATGGATTCCAGAAGTATGGGAAGGTACTAAAATAGGTAAAGATTTATATATTAATATGCGTCCTAAACCAAATCAACATAAAGATCTAGATAATCTTTATAGTTGTAAATTAGGATATGTAGGTACTACATATAATAATCTTAATTCTGCATCTGTGTCTTTAATTGATAGAATGAAACCTTATCAGTATTTATATAATATTATTATGTATAGGTTAGAACTTGATCTAGCTTCTGATAAAGGTAAAAAATTCTTAGCAGATATAAATCAAATTCCTTCTTCTATGGGAATGGATATGGATAAATGGTTATATTATTTTGATGCTTTAGGGATTGCTTGGGTTAATCCACAGGAAGAAGGTAAAAGAAACCAACAAAGTAATTTTAATCAGTGGAATGCTATTGATCTTACAATGTCACAAACAATTAATCAAAAAGTACAATTGCTTGAATATTTAGAAACTCAAATTGGAGAAGTAGCAGGAGTTAGTAAACAAAGAGAAGGACAAATTGGTCCTAATGAACTTGTAGGAAATACTCAACAAGCTGTAGTTCAATCTAGTCATATTACAGAAGAATGGTTTAGTGTTCATTCTTCAGTTAAAAAAGAGGTTATGTCTCTGTTAATTGATACTGCAAAAGTCGCTTGGGGAGATGGTGAAAAAGAAAAACTTCAATATATAGGGGATGATATGACAGTTGCTATGTTTACTATAGATCCAGAGCAATTCTCGAATACTTCTTATGGTGTATTTGTATCAGATTCTGCTAGAGATCAAGAACTCTTTATGATTTTACGCCAACTTACACAAGCTGCTTTACAAAATCAAATGACAGAATTATCAGATGTAATTAAAATGTTCTCTACTAATTCTACTGCTGAACTTAGGACTATGCTTGAGACTGCAGAAGATAAGCGAAGAACTAGAGAACAAGAAATGCAACAAGCTCAAGCACAATCTCAAGAAAAAATTGCTCAGGCCCAGTTACAAACAGAACAGAAAAAATTAGAATTGGAGAAATATAAGACAGATGCTAATAATGAAACTAAGATTGAAGTAGCTGAAATTAATTCTTTCCGTAATCAAATGGATCAAGATTCAAATGATAATGGAGTACCAGATCAATTAGAAATTGAGAAATTAAAAGCCCAAATTCATAATAATGAGAAAAAGATCAGTCTTGAAAATCGAAAACTTGATATTAAAGAAAAAGAAATAGAAAGGAGTTCAGATGAAAAAGATAAAGATCGTAAATCTAAAGAAAAAGATAAAGATAAAGATAGAAAAGCTAATAAAGCTAAGGCTAAATCTAAAAAATAATGCCTAATCCTAAGTCAGTAAATCCATATGCTCTTCAAAATAACGGAGAAGTTGATGCTACAGCATATACTACTACTCCCCCAGATATAGAAATTGATGAAACTGATGATGGAAGTTTCTTCACGCATGAAGGAGAATTAGTAGGAGGCGAACATGCTGCTAGAGGATCTGCAGAACCTACATTAGCTCCTTGGGAAATGTTAATTGCTGCTGGCAGGATGCCTGCTTATAAGGTATTTAGTTGGGCAGGACTTGGAGATTTGTTAGTAAATCCTTTTATAGGGACTAAAACTGCAGGCACTAAAAAACTTGTAGGAAAAGCTATTGATCCTCCTATGCCTGGATTTAAATTTAAAAGTAGATTTTATGCCCCAAAAGGAAAAGAAGGTACGATAATTCATAGTTATGATGATGCTGTTACTTACTATGGGGGTAAAACAGAAGCTGATAAATGGTTAAAATCTATATATGATAAAAAGGCAGAAAAAGAATTGTTTGATAAAGGATTATTACCTTTAAAGGATCGTTTGAAAGGAGATTGGTTACATAGAATGACTAAAGCCGAGAAATTAAAATATGGTAAAGACGGAAAATTCTTAGAAAAAGGTGTAACGAAGTGGAAAGACGATCAATTTAGACTTGCCCGAGAACTTGAAGATGTAGCTAGAAATATGCAAGAGCTATTAATAAATCCACAAACAGGTAAAACATTTAGTCGTAATGCAGATCCAGAGGAAGTAATGAGAATATTAGGAGAAGAAAAGTATAAACGATTATTTAAAGACGCCCAAAAGAAACAAATTTTAGGTATTGTTGATCCAGATCTTAAGACAAAAATTGCTTCAAAAAATATTGATCAAAACATTGATAGATTAATGTTACATCTACAACAGAATGTTTTAAAGGGTAATCCTATGAAACAATTTCCATATAATATTGAAACTGTAACAACATCTAAAGCTCCATATATAGATAATATGACATTTTTTCTTAAACATCAAAAACCATCAACATTACCAACTGATAAAATGGGTGTTCCTTTCGGAGCTAAAAAAGTTATAAAAACAGGTCCTTGGAAAAATCAGACTAGAGGAGAAGTAAAGAATTATACTGATCAAACTCTCGACTCTCTTAAAAAATTACAAAATTTAGAGTATAATAATATTAAATATCAAGAAGGTAGTGAAGTTAAATATCCAAGTGTATCTGGTCATTATGTATTTGATACAGATGAAAGTAGAAATATAGGTTTAGAGGGCGCTCCTATGGGATCATCAGGAACTTTTAATTGGGATTATAAAGATGCTAGAGTACTAGAAGGAAGACAATCATATCCTGTAGCAGTTTATGCAGATGGTATATATCAGGGAATATTAAAGCCAGGAGATAGATTAGTTACTAATCCTGCTTTTAGAGTGGATGAAATACCTATGGGATACCAACCTCCACAAAGTACTATGCAGTATTTAGCTTCTAAGGCTCCAAAACAAAAAACAGATATGACTGGTAAATATAATACTGGGTTATCAGAAGACGACCAAAAATTATATAATATATTTGAACAATCTTTTGGTGTTACTGAAGAGGATAAAAAAGATTATGATGTTCAAGGATTATTTGCAAGTGGAGATTATAAAGATCCTTCAGCTTGGGAATCAGATAAATTTAAAAAACCTAATCATCCTACATTTTCTGTTGAGTCTATCTATAATGAGATAGATGGTAATCAAGGTGGGGAATATACTTCTGATGGAGAGTTTGAACCTGGTTCTGCTAATATGAAATATAATAGAGTAGATGATTTAATAAATCATTTAAGTACTTCAGGTATGAGATTAAAACTTGCGCCTTACTCTCAAAAAGCTGCGAATATTGAACCTGATAGAAATAAACAATATTCTGATAATGCAGATCGTATTGGTTATTTAAGAACGTTAAGACAAAGTGCGCAATATGGTGGTGATGTATATAATAAATCAGATAAAGAATTACGTGAAATAATAATTAACAATAGAGATATAAGAACTGGACTTGAATCTGATAATCGGTATGAAAATAAAATGAAATCTTTAGGGGTTAAAAAATATCAGTTTGAAGGAAGGGTAGATCAGACACAGTTTAATATGCCTCTTCAAAATCTAGAAATAGAATCAGATGATCCTTCTTTTTCTGGTCATGATAAGACTTATATAGGTCCTTCAACAGAAACAGGATTAAGCCCAGAAGCCTGGGAAAATATGCAACAAGAGAGTAGAAGTGAGTATTTAAGAACCCGTCCTAGCGAATTTCAACCAGGTTCAGAGAATTGGAAAACTTTAGATGTTTATGAAAAAGTTGCTAATTTAGGTAATATTATTGGAACTGATCTTTTACATATACCTGAGTTTGCATTTACTTTACAATTACCTAAACCAGAAGATTATAATGAAAATGTTGATTGGGATGGAAGAATTAAGAGTGCTTTAGAAGCTGCTAATTACTCGATGGCTGGGGAACTTTTTGGAGCAGGTATGGGATGGGCTGCAAAAAAACTTACTCCAGGAATAGCTGCAGCAGAATCTAAAATTAGTTCTGTATTTAAACCAGCAGCAGAACAAGCTGAAATAGCAGCAACGTCTAAAGTTTCTAAAGGATGGAAAGAGTCTTATGTAACAAATCCTACTGCTCCTAAAAGTAAACAAATTATGTCTACTAGAGAAGTATTTCCACCAAATTATGATGCTAAATTTGCAGGAAATATAATAGATAAGCATACAAAATATATAAATTCTGATGAATTTTTTCAAGCAGCTATGAATTCTAGATATAAACATCTATTTTATGATGAACAGGGTCTTGCTAAATTTGCAGATCAGAATTTAGTAAAGAATGCCAAAAAAATATTAAAAGAAGATATTAAAGCAATAACTAATAGAGTAAATGATACGAAAATATCTTATATAGATCCATCTATGAGACAAGAGATTTTGGGAGAAGCCACATATGGTACTTATGCTACAGCTGCAAATACGATAAAGATTAGCGGAGGTAAAGATTGGGCAGAACATTTAAGACATGAATTAAATCATTCTTTTGGTTGGGAATCTTTAGGAGGTACTATGCCCCCAATGTCACTTACGCCTATGAAAATGTCTGGGAAAGCTATATCAGGATCACGCCTTATAGGAAAAAATTCACTTCATTCTCAATTTTCTCGAAAATATTTAAATTCTAGTACAACTGCAAAGGATCTTGGATATATACCTATAGGAAGATATGAGGGTTATCCTATGCTTGAAGTACATCCTTCTTTAAGAGGAACATATTATGAATCTGGTGTACCAACTCTAAACCAAAAAACTATAAGAATTAAAGGTAAAGATGTACTAGTACCCGAAGGAACAACTACCCAAACTTATAAAGAGTGGATGAAAGACTGGAAGAGTCAGGGAGGATCTGAAGAGATGGGAAATCTATATTGGGAAGCAGAAATATTGGGGGGTTCGGGAATAGGTAAGAATCTTTCTGCTGCTCAGAAATCAGAAGTAGCAATTACTTTTCCAAAACAAACTAACAAAGATAAATGGGAATATTTAATGTTGCCACAAGAACAAAGAGTTAGAGCGATGACTTCAAGAGATTTAATAGATAAAGAATTTGGTAATATAAAATTAGGAAACTATACAAAGGATCATGCTAAATATTTACGTGATCGGCTGTTTAAATTTAAAAAAGATGGAATTGAAATGTATAGATCAGGAGAAAATCGTGATTTATCTGATCTTTACTACAATATAAAAGGAAAGAGTGGCGAAAAAGTTTTGCCTAGTAGTGATGAATGGCTACAAATAATGAAAAAACATTTAAATAAAGCTTATGGGGTAAGTGTAGTAGCTGGAGGAGCTGCTGCAAGTGATTAAAATATGTGTTCGGCTATAACTATGACTAAAAACTTTAAAATTATAACAAAACTTGTTATGATGTTTAACTAAATTGAATTATATTTGTAAATATTAAATTATGACAGAAAACAAAGATGAAATCTTGGATGCCTTGAATGAAGAGGTAACAAGTGGATCTCAAGATACTTTAGATAGTATGTGGGATATCGATGAAACAGGCTTAAATGAAGCTTTAGGTTTAGAAACGGCTCAAGCAGATCCTATTTTGGATATGGATGAGAAGAAACCAGAGGTTAAAAACGAGTCTAAAAAAGAGGTTACAGAAGAAGTAACTGAAAAAACAGAGGAAAAAATAGAAGAACCTGAGTTTGATGAGGATTCTACTGGAGAAAAAGAGGAAGTTAAGGAAGAAAAAGAGGAAAAAGAGCTCGAAAAAGAAACTCCAGAAGAAGTAGATGAGAATGAATTCTCTCTTTTTGCTAAAATGTTAGCAGAAAAAGAGATTTTAGACCTAGATGAAGAGTTTGAATCAACAGAACAAGGGTTAATTGATGCATTTGAGAAGAGTATTACATCACGAGTTGGTGAGGAGATACGTTCTTTTCAACAATCTTTACCTCAAGAAGGTAAAGAATTGCTTGCACATTTGATGAATGGTGGTAGAGTTAATGATTTTACTGATACTTATGCTGGTACAGACATTGTAAATGTAGATATAAGCGGTAATAAGGAACAAAATCAAAGAATTGTTTTAAAAGAATTCTTGAGACTTAGAGGTGATAGTGCCGAAGAGGCTGAAGAAACTGTGAGCGATTATAAAGATTTGGGTAAATTAGAAAAACAAGCTGAGAAAGCTAAAGAAAAATTAGTCCATTTTTATAATACACAAAAACAAAATCTAGCACAAAAGCAAAAAGAAGCTAAACAAATGCAAGAGCAAAAAAGGACTGAAGTAATATCTACAATTCAAGATACAATTAAAGATTCTTCAGAAATTAAAGGATTTCCTCTGTCTCGTAAGCATAAAAAAGATTTAGTAACATATATGACCATGGCTGATAGAAAGATTACTGGAGCTGATGGTGAACCATCATATGTGACTAAATTTCAAGCTGACGAAATGGAAGCGTCTCAAGATATTAATGATTTTATATTAAGAGCTTATTTACGAATGACTGGTTTTGATTTGTCTAATGCAAATAAAAAAGCAGTTAGTAATTATAGTAGTAAACTAAAATCGGCTTTACAGAATAAAAAGTCTATGACTGATACTAAAGCTAAATTTGGTGGAAATACTGGAGCAAAAAATAAAGGATCTGGTAATATGTCTTGGGATATTTAAAATGATTTTATAATTTAAAAAATAAAAAAATGGCGAGAGCACAAAGTAAACTTACGGTTTTAACTAGACCATGGCACGCCAATTTCACTGAAACGAACCACTTAGGAGCTGCTTTTATGGCGGAGCCACATAAGTTCGACAAAGTGTTAACTCGTGTATTTACAGCGTCTAGAGTAGCGGATAATCCATTAACCGCTATGACTAAAGGTATGGGAAGAACTTCAGAAATTTCTTCATTCGATTGGGAATGGGAATTAATGGGAGCTTCTTCAAGACCTTTAATTGCAATTGAAGATATGGAAACAGGAACTACTCCAGGCAAATATGGTGTAGAATTCAAAATTAAATTAGATGAAGATTGGTTTAAACCTGGTGATGTACTTACTCCAGGAGATAAAAACTATCTTTGTAGAGTACAAAGAGAATCTATTGCTGATGGCGATGGTTTTATCTATTATGTACTATTGATGGGAGATGATAATGCAGCTTTTTTAGATCCTGATTATACAAAAGTTGGTGTACAATGGAGTAAATTATTCTCTGTTTATGAAGAAGGTGGCGATCAAAGTGGTTCTACTACTTACGCAATGCCAATGAAGTTACGTTCTAATCTATCTACGTATAGAAAAGAATATTCTGTAACTGGTGATGCAGCTAACCAAGCTTTAGTAACTGCACTTATGGATGCAAATGGTAAAGTATATAAAGACTATAAATGGTTAAAATATGCTGAAGCTGAGTATTGGATTCAGTGGTATAAAGAAAAAGAAAGAGGTTTGTGGTATGGTAAAACTAATAATACTGTAACAGGAGCTAATGGTAGAGTAGCAAGAACAGGTCCTGGAGTTCAGGAATTGTTAGCTGATTCGCATGTTCATCATTATTCACAATTAACTGAAAAGTTAATTAGAGAATATTTATTAGATATTTTCTTTGGAAGAGTTGATATGTCGAACAGAAATATTGTAGCTTATACAGGTGAGTATGGCATGTTAGCATTCCATCAAGCTATGATGAATGCTTCTTCTCCTTTCTTAACTACAGATACTAAATTTATCCAAGGTAGTGGTAGTAATTTATCATTCGGTGGTCAATTTGTGAAATATAATGGTCCTAATGGAATTACTCTTACACTTCGTCACAATCCTGTGTACGATGATAGAGAGATTAATTTCAAACAACATTCTTCACTTCTTGTACCTATGGAATCAATGAGATTTACTTTCCTTGATTTTGGTGGAAAAGCTGGAATGAGTAATATTAAATATGTTCATAAGAAAGGTGGTTATAAACTCGGTTACGTTTCTGGGTTACAAACTCCTTATGGAGCAAATAAAGGTGGATTAATGAGTAATGCTAAAGATGCTTATACAATGATAGTTCACGATCAGTGTGGTGTTCAAATTGATGATGTTACACGCTGTGGTGAATTAATATTGACTGAGAACTAATAGCAATTGAATATTAATTTAAAACTTAAAGAATGGCAAACATTTTTTTAAAACCTATTATGACTGAAAAATGGCACGGCTTACATAAGGTAGGTCGTACCAAATTTCAGGATACACAGGATGTAATTCAGGTATTATATGATCGAAAACAAGGCGCTTTGGCTACTGGTTTAGATTCTGATACCGAAACTAGATTAGCTTCTTCTATGGGAGTTAGTTTAGCTAATAATTCAGCTAATGAATATTGGCATGATTTTAAAATTAAGCTCTTAGATCAAACAATGATTTTTGATACTAGTGTTCCTTTACAGGAACTTCAGATACATGTTTTGAAAGCTTCAAAATTTGTAGCTAACTCTCAAAAAGAATTGGACCAAGGTCTTTGGCCTAGTGCAAAATATGTTATTTATGATGAAAAAACTGAATTAGAAAAGCAAGCTGCAGAAGTAGAAATTAAAGCTAGTGCTATAGATATTTTTAATAATCTTTCTCCTGAGAAGAAGTCAGATATGTTAAAAATTTATGGTAAGGCTGTACAAAATTCTTCTAATGAGTTTGTGTATACAAAATTATATGAAATTGTTGAAGATAATCCTTCAGATTTCATTAGACAAGCAAAAATGAAACCAGAGGAAATTAAAGTAAGAGCTTTGGTATTTGATTTAGAAAAGACTGGCATTTTGAGGCGTAAAGGTACTGCGTATCTTTATAATGATCAACAGGTTGGTTTTGACTATGATGATACTGTGGGTTATTTACTTTCTCCTACTAATCAAGAATTGCTTGTTAAGCTTAAAAGTAGTTTAGAAATAAGAACTCCTGGTTATTCTCCCAAAGAAGAAGTTGTAGAAGAAACTGTAGAAGAAGTTATTACAGAAAAACCTAAAACTTCAACTAAAAAGAGAAAAGTTAGTAAAAAGTAA